TGCCAAACCTTTTTCCATTTCGGGTTGCAAAGCATGATGTGCATGCATGGTATCATGTATAAGTCCTTTGACTTTTATATTATTTTTAAATGATAACCATGACACATCATAAGTTTGATTCTGTGCAACCTTAACTATATGTTCGTCTTCCAATAAATCCTTAACCCATGCCCATGCTTTAACCTCATCTTCGGGTGACCAATAATTTTTAAAATGTGGGTTGGGCATCCAGAATGGTACAACAATGGCGTGTCTTAAAGAGGGGGCAAACCCAATACACCTAGTCCGCCCTTCCGCTGTTTCTATGTCGAAAGATAATGGATTGAGCGCGCCACATGTATCTATATACTTGTCCCTAAATGTATGTAGATCATCTATGGTAGGTTCAATCCATAACTTTCTGTCTATGTAATTAATATTTTTATTCTCCGATTCTCTTTTGGCTTTCTTAAAATCCGAAAAGAGATGCGCTCTAAAATCGTAGTTCTTCACTACCGTATGCGAAGGATAGGTAGTTATTATTTTAAATTCTCTATTTAAATGGGGAGTGTTAGAAGGTATGATAGCGCCACGATATGTTTTAACCTTATCGAATCCCGTTAACGCCCACAATGAAACGCCTCCCATTGCTATAATAACATTGGGATTTGTTTCATTGAGTTCATTGTGCAAACGTTGCAAGTCTTGCTCCATCTCCTGCTTGAGGTAACCTAAGGTGGTATTTGGGTAGGAGGAGCGCCACTCACTCTCCTTGCACAAAGCCTTATATTCAGATCTCTTGTGAAAAAAATTCTGGGGGTTGTCTTGCGCAGGCTTTAATTGAAAAGTGTGGGTGAGCATGCAATCCTCGATTTGTATCCCCGTCATTCTACAAATTTTGTTAATAATAAAATCGCCTGCAAGTATTTTATTTAGACGTACCTCATTAGAAGAAGGGAAGTCCATCACGATAGCGATCTTCGCCCCTTCCTTTAACTGAGAAGTAACACGTCTCCTTACAGCATACTCACCCATGATATATTAATGCTTAGTCAATATTCTAGATACTGAAGCTTGCAATATATCTTTGTTGCGACCAACCATTTCGTGTTTAATAATACCACTATATGTTTGGCCGATAGTTTGTTCAAGCATTTCCCCAAAGGAATTACCACTCATACCGAGTGTCTTTGTTAGAAAAGCTTTAAGTGAAATCACAGGATTACCCTGCCTAAGTGCTTTTTTGGTTGCCCAAAATTCCAACCGAGTGCCGTCACAGTTTTCTAAATCCGCGTCAGTAATATCAGATTCTAAAACTGCTTGTGCTTTACAGTTGAGACGCACAATTTGGTTTTGATTTTCACCAACTCTATCCGTACGATAACTTGTGATAACAAAATCATAACTGCCTTCGGGCAGAGTGATTGTTTCAGGTATATCATCAGGACTCATTGCTAAAAAGTCGTTAACATCAGCCATTATTTGCCTCCCGTTTTGATGTTGATTACATTATCCTTAGTGGATAATCTTTGTCGAGCATTTTTTTGAATCGAATCAAATAATTTCGCAAGATCTAATGCAGTATTAGGCTCAATTAATTTTGGAGCCGTTACCTTTAGATCCATGCGATGATCCGATACCGTACGTAAAGTTCGCTCGACACCTTTACTAGAACTTCTAGTATCTATTCTGCATACACAGTTAAAATACCTACCAATTTTAGTAGATAATTTTGAACCGACACTAGTTGGATATGCTTTCGACACACCCATATCGCCTTCCATGTATTGCATATGTGTTGTCACTACCACATTACACGGAACTTCTGAACCCGTAAGGTATTGAATGATGTGCTGAACATCACGCATGGCAGTTCCCCACTCGGGTTGACTAGCTTGATCAGTTGGCTTCTTGTTATTAAATACAAGTGCCCCCCTTAAAGCCGCCTCACCCATCAAGGTTAAACTGTCAATCACCAACACATCTTTAGATGTCCACTTACTTACAGATCCAAACTCTTCTTCCTTATCTTTCCAATTGGAAATAAGGTTAACCCCTTTACGAAAAGCATCCGCTTTCCCTATCGGGTCTTTCAACGTAACATAACTAACCTTGTCTATCGCATCTGGATTCAGAAATTCTGGAAGGATAGCCAAGCCATCATCATAATCCAAGATACGCAAATTGTATCCCGCATTGGCTAATGCCGATAATGAAGCCGTCTTTCCCGAACCACTATCACCCACGAGTAACAGTTTAGTTACATCAGTTGATATATGATCTTTAATACTTGCCATGTTTTTATCTCCTATAATTTTCATAGTCTATCATAAATAAAATAATTGTCAACAATTATTTTTTTCGTAACTTTAATCCTAAACGGATACGCCTACGATTGCGTCTCTTTTTAGAGCCGACCTTACGCCTGCCCTTATGTCCTTTTCTTTTTAAGTCTGCCTTACTCATTGACCACAAGTACTCAATAAGATAAACAACAATATAATTATTACAGATATTTTAAACCACATCTTTAAACCTATACATAAAAATTAATTACTCCCGTTAAAAAAATTGAAAAGGCAATCGCATTAATAAATATGATTGCTCTGTCATTCCACATCATGCCCACAATAAACCAACCAAACACACCTATTGCATGAAAGAATAAATTGTATGGGGATATATCTAAAGATGTTAATGTCATGCCAATTAATAATATAAAACTACTAATCCATTTTACATACCATGTTAAGCCACCCGTGGGGGTAATTTTATTAATCATTTTTCCCCTGGTTCTGCTTGCAATCCTCTTCATCATCATAATCCTCATGCATTGGGCATGGTATAGGCTCCAACTTGTCCTGCATCTCTTCGGAATGAGTTGGCATTTCCTCTAAGAATTTATTTTTTTGTTGCTTCTCGTCCGAAGTCATAAAGAACCCCAGCTTCCTTGCAATTTTTTTTAAAATTAATTTAAGCTTATCAGTTTTCATTTGTTTTTCCTAAAAATATTTTCATCAACGTGAATAACATTATCCACCACTAGATCAGCGTGAGGTTCGCTCATGAAATCCTCATCCAATATAATTTTTCTGTGGTCGGGAGATTCTGCACACACTTCCCTAAACTTACATCCACCATAGTTTCCGCATGATGTAAAGTTCGCAGGATAATATTTGTTACTACTATACGCATCTGCCAATCCAATGGCATATTGTGCATCCGTATACCATTCATCGATGGATGGCTGTGACACATTGAATACACTTCTATTAAACCTACAGAAATTAACTCCCGTTTGCACAGCGTCAACAATAAAACCTGCAATGTCCAACCCTAATATATTTCTCGCCGCCCATATGTAAGCATAGATCTGATTGTTGGGCTGAAAGTTTCTAAAATATAAATCCGTCAATGAAATCTTGGTAGTCTTGGTGTCACACAGATACAAACGATTATCCAACTCCACAATTTTATCTATTCGACCCGATAACCTATGACCTACATCTCCAAACGGCACTTCAAATCTCTGCTCTAAACAGGGGGCACCATTGGGCATGGTTGCAATTTTTAAATTGTCTTCCCAAAATTCTTCCGCTCGCCAAACAATAATTCTCATTCCTGCCTCAAACCCACGCGCCTTGTCGTCTGACTTTTTTAAATCTTCCCCACATTTTTTTATAATGTGAGTCATTGCTTCAAGCACAGCTTCCTCTTTACTTTTCTTTTCAAATTTACATCTGTCCAAAATTTCAAACCCATCGTGGATCGCTGATCCAAATCCCGTAACGGGAGCATACATTTTTAATTTATATCCCAATAGATTAGTCAACCTATAAAGTCTAGGACACGCCAAAAATGTAGAAAGACTTGAAGCATCCCAGATTATCTGACGAGGATTATCATTGTCATAAATATATTTTTTTAATTTGATTGGCTGTTTCACCACACACACACTCCTTTAATTAAAATAACAACAAAACTATACTCATTATAACCAATGCCGTTATTAAATACAGAAACAGTTGAGTATGTTTTAACATAAACTCCCGTTCCTTTTTTCTTCTATCGTTTCTTCGGCTCATTTTTTATATCTCCATAGGTGTCTTGAAAATGCCGTTGAAGTACACTCACCCTATCCTCAGCCATTGCCACCTTGTCCAATAGCTTAGCCATTTCTTCCGTATGTTGTGGGTGTTCCCCAATTCCTACAGAATTTTCAAAATAAATTTGCAAGATAGCTTTGCTATCCAATACATCTGCCTTAGCTTTTGCCAACAAGGAATCATATAAGATTTTGGGAATGTGATTATACATTATTCACTAGCACATCCATAATATTATCCCCCGCAGGTTCGGGCGCTTTTACTCTAGCTGATTTACTTGTAATTCTTTTGCCTGCTTTTTCAGCTGCTCGTATATTTTCCCTAGTCTTTTTTAAATAACTGATGATGGTCTTAATGTCTTGTTCATTATCTGCCAATTCAGTTGGATCTTTTTCCAACAGCTCCGTTGGTATGACTAATTCCTCTACTGTTTCTTTTTCTTTTTTCTTAGGCATATCTTTATCCCTTTAAATATATTAAAATAACCAAAGCAACCACGCTTATGGCTAATAAAATTCCAGAATAATCTTGAAAAAGTTCTATCATTCTTCACCATCTGCTCCGTCAATGGTATCCCATTGGGGTTTGATAGGTTGATTGGGCACAAGTTCCACAGATAAAACTTTGGCATCTGGAATTGTAACTAATGTTCTTGATAATTTATTTGACACATAGGTTCGGGAAGGTTTATCAAATTTCATCTTCCCTTCCATTATTTTTTTCGCGGCTTGTTCTTTATTCCTAGCCTCCACTTCCCAATGCTGTGTAAAACAATGGGATGTCGTTACATCATACTTCATCACACATTTCTCCTTTTATTATTTACATCTTATATTATTTATAAACATCTGTCAACAATTATTTTAATGCAAAGTTTTTTTAGTGCCAGAAAATTCCCAATCATCAAAAGGATCTGGTTTTAATCCAGCTTTTATGGACTCGGCAATATCCTTTTCCATCAACTGTCCGAAGGTGGCTACGTTGTGCATAACACCTGCGAATATTCTTATGGTATGGTAACTGCCCCCTTGTATCATTGACATACGCAATCCCAATTCTATCAAAGCACCATTCACTACCTCTAGTGGATACTTATCTGACATTTTCTCTATAGAATCACGCATTAAACCAATGCACTCCATAAACATTCTATCTTTTTCAGTTTCTTTTATCATAATTTCTCCCCCTTTTCATCCGTTAAAATTAAAGGTTTCTTTTCCAACGCAGATGTTATCATAATTCCGTCTACATTACTAGTCAAAACTAAATGATTATATTTATTCTCATCCACATTTTTCTTGTCTTTCATCTGTTCCCTAAACGCTTTTATATATCTATACATACGCATTTGCATAGCAAAAGGCTTATCGTTACTTATGAAAACAGACGGCGTATCTGCGACACTATTATCTAGGTGTTCTACGGCTTTTTCCAAAGCGTTTGAAATATCTGTCGACAGCAATAGGTTGTGTGTCTTCGGATTCCACGACATATTTCTCCTGTTCTACTTCATAATCGTTCTGGTCTATCCCTAAATCATCATTGAAGTGTTCGTGATGATTGTTTTGGTGCAATGAATAGCCGTCTATCACATGATCGGCTTCCTCTTGCCCCTCGATATCCCTTGGTTCATCTGGTATGGGAAAGATATCATCAACTGAAATGATTCCACTCTCCAAATAAGAGTCTGCAAATGCATGACCTTTATTTCCAAATTTTATTTTTTCTTTTTTTCTTTTCTTTCTTTCACCCATATCGTTGCTCCTATATATGTAAAAAATAATATTAAAATAAGTACAAACGGATTTTGATACTTACTATCTGTTAAAAATCCCACAGTAATGCCAATCGGCACACAAGTCAAGGCAATTAACACTATCGCTCTGGCTATAAACTCACCCATCATTCCACTCCTTTACTCCACCTTTTTCCTCAATGCGATTTGACACACTCGTAGTTGCATAAGGGGTGGGATATATAAATGCTATTGCCTTTAAAGATTTACTGTAGTCTAATTCATTACTCAAGGTCATGTCTTTTACATCCACAATAAACGGCACATATCCTGCCCCACATTCTACGGCTGTCACTCTCGCCATACATTCGGGAGTCACCTTATACAACTCCCCCTTAATTTTAAAACTGTCATCTTCCAGTACCATAACTGGACAACCATAGTCATGCATATCAAACTTATCTTCAGCAGTTTTAAAAACTCCCAGAAATTCTGATGAATTTCCCAACACGCTGTGCAACTTGCCCCCCTTTTTAAGAGTGCCATACACAAACAAATTACTTCTGTCTACTTCTTTCATTTCATATTCTCTCTTGGTAAATGGTCACTATAATTCATCTCTCGCAGATGAGTTATTTTTTTGATGGAAGTCTTAGGTATAGTGCAACCACCCCCACCCATTTGTGCATCCTCATCAAAGGACGATACAAGTATTATATTATCCTTGTATTCTGTCAAAATCCAACCGACACAAGTGACGGGTTTTAAGGTTTGTTTAGCTAACTCACCTAGCTCTTGCCAAGTATTATCATCCGACATAGCGTCGAGCCAATCCACCCTCACCATTTTCATGTCGGCAAGTTTATATTTTTTATCCTTATCTTCCTTCATTTAATGCCTCGCTATTCTCTGTCCATTCTCCAATAAGTTCATCAAGTTTATCCATATCAAGTTCACTAGGTACAGTATCACCAACCTTTAAAATTTTCTTGCTGTAACTCTTGAACTTCTGTTCCTTGAGTTCACGGATTTTATCTTTCAGTTCCCTTTTCTTTTTATTTGCTATCCAATTCTTATGCACAAATTCCTCATCATAGAGGAACAGCACTCGCTTTCCTATTACCTTGACACGAACATGAATACTTTTTGTCCAATCATTTTTCCAATTATTCTCATTGTAAACTGATAATTGATACTGATACTTATCCCTTCTCGCCAACTCCGTTGTTCTTCTGCGATAGTACATAGGTCGCTTGGTCTTATGCACTTGCTTGATGATGTCATACCATACTGATGTGGCTTCATCCTCATTGTAGCAATACCTATCTCCCTCGTTATCTTCCTCATAGAGAGGGGCGATATACCTTATCTGCTGTGCATGGGGTGGCAACCAATTAAGTATTTGCATTTTTCTTCCTCTCCTTATTCAATTTCTTTACATACTTTCTAGTTATTTCTCCCCTAATTTCCCCTTTGGATTTTCTAGGTTTGCTTTTCTTTACAACCTTTTCCTTGCATAATAAATCCAATTCATCTGGGGCAAGTATGTGTTCCAAACTGTTTGCCCCCTCTAAAGCTACAGCAATTCTTTCCAACAGTTCATTGGTCTTTCTTTGATTGATAGCTTGTGGCTGTAGGATGTGCCATATATCTTGAATGTCAAATTTATTTAACATGAGTTTCATTCCTTAATTTAGTCTTATCCCAAACAATGAGAAAAGATAAATTTAATAATCTAATTTCAAATAGTATCATTTTATTTCTCCTATTTTAAATATGCCCATAATAGCAAGGCGAATCCTACTGATATTATGACTATATATATTGTCTCAGTTGTGTAAAGCATTTTCTTTATCCTTCTTCTTCATAATAATGAAAGGGCGATTGACTGAATTAATCCTATAATTCAAGCAGTTCCATGCCCATTTTATTTGGGGTGGTTGGCAGTTGGGAAGATCATCCCCCATATGAAAGTCATCTGGTATTTTATATTCATCTATCATACCTACCTCGATCACCATATTGTACAGTTCCTCTCGCATACCTTGATGTTCTTCTGATATAAGTTTCCAGATAAACTTCTTATGATATTCCCTTGCCCTTTGGTAATCCCAATAGGGTTTCATATCCGTATCATAGTCTTTAGGTTTCGGCATTTCACACACTCCTTTGTTAAAGGTTAATGGCTGTCCAAAGAGTAACCAACAGCCGAGCTACAATTAAGTAGGGTTTAATCTACCTTTCGTTTATGTTGTTGTGGTTGCCACCCTATTGTCTACTGCAACCCCTCTGTTTCTAATGTTGGGGAACAACAACATCTCCTATCCTATCACAGATAGGAAATTTGTCAAGAGATTTCTCTCGAGAGGTCTCGAGAAAGTACCGACATTACTCGAGGGTTACCACTTTGGGAAAACCACCCCCATAT